CAACTAAAGTATTTAATAAACTATCTAAAGGAGATCAAGTTAGATATAAATATTTTGGTTGGAACGAAAAAGAATTTAATTTAATTGCAGATCAGATTAGTAAACATTCTGTTTATAAAGATGGTAAATATCAAGGAATAGGTTTAGATAATTGGACACCTGATGCTAGATCACATTATAGTGTTGGTATGCAAAGATTTATAGATCGTGTAGTTCAAAGAAATGATGTTGGTGTAATGAATAGATGGTTTACTTCAGACTATGCTAGAATACTTACACAGTTTAGAACATTTACATTGGGTTCATATACAAAACAATTAATGAATAGATTGTATGTTCTTGCAGAAACAAGAGGTAAAGACTATCATACATATTCTGCATTTATGGCATCCATGGTAGGAGCTGTACAATTCTATGCAGTTCAAAGTTATATAAATTCTTTTGGCAGAAGTGATCAGAAACAATATTTAGACAAAAGATTATCTCCAGAAAATTTAGCAAAGATAGGTTTTTTAAGATCCTCTTGGTCATCATTAATACCTGGTGCTATAGATACAGCTTTATATCCATTCCTAGATGATCTACCTTTTAGTTATGGTAGAAACACAGAGCTATCTTCTCAATTTTTAAGTGGTATACCTACAGTTAATTTAATTCAAAGTACATTTGATACTACTAGAAATTTAAAAAAGTTGGCTTTTGATCCAACATATCAAGCATCAAAAAGAGATGTACAACAAGGTCTATCTTTGATAGCACTACAAAATGCTCTAATAATAAAAAATATTAACAATATAATTGTTGATGAATTAGGAGAATAATAATATAGAGAAAGTAATATGACAGTATCTTCAACTACAGTAAAAAATTCCTACTCTGGTAATTCAAGCACAACAGTATTTGCTTATACCTTTAAGATTTTTGCAGACACAGATTTACAAGTAATTATCAGATCCTCTACAGGAACTGAAACAACCAAAACTCTAACCACGCACTACACAGTATCTGGTGCTGGAGATGCGTCAGGTGGTAATGTTACATTTACATCTGGGAATACTCCTGCAACTGGTGAAACAGTTGTTATTAGAAGAGGTGTTCCGCAAACTCAAGCGATAGATTATATCGCTAATGATCCATTCCCTGCGGAATCTCATGAAGAGGGTTTGGATCGTGCAACTATGACTATTCAACAGATGCAAGAGGAATTAGATAGGTCGTTTAAAGTTTCAAGAACCAACTCAATTACAACACCAGAATTTACAGATGATGCAGCAAGTAGAGCATCTAAAGCATTAGGATTTGACAGTACAGGAAATGTATTAACAACAGTTGCAGACTTTCTACCTGCTGGTGGAGACAGTGCAATGTTCCAATACTCAACAACAACAACAGATGCTGATCCTGGAGCAGGAAAATTTAGATTAAACCACGCAACAATATCTAGTGCAACTGAAATGTACATAGATGATTTAGAATTTAATGGTACAGATGTTTCGGCATGGGTACAATCATGGGATGATGTTTCTGGTAATGATACCAATAGAGGTAGAATAAGAATATCAAAAGCAAATACATTAGATACTTGGATGGTATTTAAAGTTACAGGTGCAATCACAGATGCTAGTGGCTATACAAAAGTTTCTTTAGTTTACATTGATACTGCTGGTACTTTTGCTAATGATGATAAAGTATTTATTTCATTTACAGCTTCTGGAGAAGATGGTGCGATACCAGGATATTTCTACAAGTTTGATACAGGTACATCTGATACAGATCCTGGTGCTGGAGAGATAGCATTTAATAATGGTACATACGCATCTGCTACAGCAATTTATATAGATGATGCTGATTCTAATGGAGTAACTGTATCTACAGATATTTTAACTTGGGATGATTCAACATCTACTATTAGAGGTAACTTAATGATCTATGACATTAACGATAGATCAACTTATGCAAGATTTAATATAACTGGTGCTTCTACAGATGCTTCTGGTTATGTAAAATTAGCAGTTACTCATGTAGCAAGTAACAACACATTTAGTGCTGCTGACGAACTATCAGTACATTTTTCAAGGTCTGGTAATAAAGGCGACACAGGTTCAACAGGTGCTACAGGATCAACTGGTTCAACTGGTGCTACTGGAGCTGCTGGTACAAACTCACAACTTGCAATGACTTTTAGTAATTCAACTTCTGATGCTGATCCAGGTGCAGGTAAGATTGCTTTTAACAATGGTACACTATCAAGTGTTTCAATTTTATATGTAGATGATGCAGATGATGCTAGTGCAGACATATCTTCATTTGTACAATCTTGGGATGATGTAACAAACACTACTGCTAGAGGTATTGTAACTGTAACTAAAGAAGGTACACCATCTACTTATGCTTTATTCAAAGTATCTGGTGCTGTTACAGACGCATCAGGATATACAAAAGTTCCAGTAACTCATGTTGTTAGTTCAGGATCATTTTCAAATTTAGATGGTGTTGGAGTTCACTTTAGTTATTCTGGAGCAGATGGTTCAGATGGAGAGATGACTAGCTTTACATTAGCAGGATCTAGTGGCTCTAGTCAAACTATCACCAATGGTAATACAGTAACAATAGCAGCAGGGTCAGGGATTACGACTACTGGCGGCTCAACAGATACAGTAACGATAGCTGTAACTGATGATCCAACAGCACTTGCAATCGCACTCGGCTAGTATATAAGGAGAAAATAGGAGATATAAATGGCAAACACTTTCAAGGCAATCAACTTCGCAGCAGAACCAGCTTCGGCAGGTACACCTTATGTTATGTATACAGCAGCAGGGAGTACAACTACTGTAGTTCTTGGCTTGATACTTGCTAACATACATACAACTGCGGTAACAGCAGAAGTAGAATTAGTTTCTACAACATCAAATAGAGGTGGTGCTAACAATGTAGCGAATGGTACATCAATGTTAGTTAAAGATGTGAGCATCCCTAGTGGATCTTCACTTGAAATTTTATCTGGCTCTAAAGTTATTTTAGAAGCTGGAGACAAAATACAAATTGATTGTTCTGTCGCTGATAAACTTTCTGGTACATTATCAGTAATGGAAATTACATAGGAGTTTTAATTGGCTTATATTGGAAACAAACCAGCTAACAAAGCAGTAGTTGCAAGTGATCTTGATCCAGCAGTTATTACTGGTCAAACAGCTTTAGCAGTAGCTCCTGCTGATACAGATGAATTTTTAATTAGTGATGCTGGTACTCTTAAAAGAATTGATGCAAGTCTTGTAGGTGGTGGTGGTATTACAGAAGCTGACCAATGGAGAATAACTGCAAATATAACTTCTGACCAAAGTCCAATTAGTTCAAATTTAGAAAGAAATGATAGTACAGGATATGGAAGAATTGGAACAGGGATAACAGAAAGTTCTGGTATTTTTTCTTTTGGTTCAACAGGAATTTATAAAGTTTCTTATACTTTAGTGTGTTATCCTAATACTAATGATGATATATTTGGAGATATTCAAGTTACAACAAATAATTCATCTTATTCAAGTGTTGCAGAAGTTTCTTTAAGTAGAGATGGAAATGGTATTACTACAGGAAGTACCTTTGCTTTAGTTGATGTTACTGATACATCAAATGTTAAAGTAAGATTTATAGTTACAGACATAACAAGTGGTTCAACAGTTAGGGGAAACAGCACAAAAAATCAAACTTTTTTTGAATTTATTAGATTAGGAGATACATAAAATGGATAGAGATTATTTTCAAGATGCACTAGCAACTTTTAATGGTGGCGATTGGTATGGTTGGAAAACACATGATGACAATGGAGATAAAATTCCTAACGATCAAAGAATGACTTATGTCAATATTAAAATTATTAAAGAAGGTGCAACAATACCAAGTGAAGCTGAAGTAAATACAAAGATACAAGAATTAAAAGATGCAGAAACAGCAAAAGAAAATAACAAAACATCTGCACAAAACAAATTAAAAGCATTAGGTTTAACTGATGCTGAAATAGAGGCATTATAATATGGCATATATAGGTAGAGAACCACAAATAGGAAACTTTCAAGTATGTGATGATATTACAGTAGTTAATGGTCAAGCTGCATACACTATGCAAGTAAATTCTGTTAATGTATCTCCAGAAACTGCTAATCATTGTTTAGTATCTTTAAATGGAGTTTTACAAAAAAGTAGTGGAACTTCTCCATCTTTTACAATATCTGGTTCTACAATTACCTTTGCATCAAACCTAGTTACAGGTGATGTTATAAACTTTATTCATATACTAGGATCAGTTCTTGATCTTGGAGTACCTAGTGATGATACAGTTACTGCTGCAAAACTTGGAGCTAACTCTGTTACAGCAGCTAAATTAAATAACGATATTATTTCTGGTTCAACAGAACTTGCTAGTGAACCAGCAGACACAGATGAATTTTTAGTTTCAGATGCTGGAACAATTAAAAGAATTGATTACTCATTAATTAAAGGTGGTGGATCTCATGTTTTATTATCAACAACCAATGTAACAAGTGGTGTTGCACAAGTTGATTTTACTTCTGGTATTGATAGCACATATAAAGATTATATGATTACTTTTACAGGAGTTCATCCAGCAACTGCTGGTCAAAAATTAGGAATGAGAATTAGTCATTCTGGTACATTTAAAACTGACAACAATTATATGTTTGCCATAGGTGGTACAAGAAGCACTGGTGATTCATTCCATGATGGAGATGCTAGTGGAACTGATCGTTGGGTGATAGTACAGAATATTGGTAATGGTGGCGATCAATGTGCTAATGGTAGAATTATTTTGTGCAATCCATCAGGAACTTCTTTTGGCAAACAGTTTTATTCAGACAGTATTTCTCAATCAAATGCTTCAGAAGCAAGAAGAGAACATGCTGGTGGTTTTTACAATTCAGGAAATGCAATAGATGGTGTTCGTTTTTTAATGAGTTCAGGAAATATTGATTTAGGTACTTTTAAACTTTATGGAATTAATTAGGATTAAATTATGAAAAAATATGTAAATGGTGTTTTAATAGAAATGACAACAGAAGAAATTGCTGAAAGAGAAACAGAAGAAAACCAAGCTGTAATAGATCAACAAGCTGAAACAGATAAAAAAACAACAGCAGCTAATAAAAAAACATCTGGCAAACAAAAGCTAAAAGATTTAGGTTTAGATGATGATGAAATAAAAGCATTGATTGGAGCATAACATGGCTCTTAACTTTGCTAACAACAACTCCTTATCAGCAATCACAACTAAACCAAGTGGTTTAAGTGGTGGAGCATTAAACCTTATCTCTACACAAACTGCATCAAGCTCATCTACAATATCTTTTACATCTGGTATTGATAGCACCTATGATGAGTATGTGTTTAAGTTTTATAATATTCATGCTGGAACAGATGATGTTTTATTTACTTTTCAAACAGATACAGGAACTAACACAAATTATAATCAAACTGTTACAACAAGTTTTTTTTCAGCAAGGCATGGAGAAAGTGATAGTCCAGCAGCACTTGGATATGAAACAGGCAGAGATCAAGCACAAGGTACAGCTTTTCAAAACTTAAATTATGATACAGGAACTAATAATGATGATAATATTTGTGGAACTTTACAATTATTCAACCCCTCATCAGATACATTTGTTAAAAATTTTATATCAAGAAGTATTGACAATGGCAGAGCTGGTGGTGCTGCACAAGACAATTATGTAGCTGGATATTTTAATACAACGACAGCATTAACAAGAGTTCAATTCAAAATGTCATCTGGCACATTTGATGGAGTAATAAAATTATATGGAGTTTCATAGTGTCTTTAGTTAAATACAATAACAATAGCATAAGTGCTGTAACCTCTGCTGCTTCAATGCCAAGTGGAGCTATGACACATATTAAAACTTTAACTGCTAGTGGTTCTTCAAGTTTATCATTTGTAAATGGAAGTTCAGATGTAGTTTTGGATAGCACATATCCTATTTATGTTTTAAAATTTATAAATATTCATGCTGGTACTCATGCTGCCGATTTTACTTTTAATGGTTCAACAGATGGTGGATCAAATTATAATGTAACAAAAACCACAACAACTTTTTATGGCTATCACAATGAATCAGATAGTGCTTATGGACTTGGATATGATACTGGACATGATATGGCACAAGGTACTGGATATTGTCAAATAGGTGGAGATGCTATGGGTACAGATAACGATCAAAGTTGTTCTGGAACAATGTTTTTATTTAATCCATCATCAACTACTTTTGTAAAACATTTTATGGTAACAATGAACACTTTAACAGAAGCAGATTATAGTGTTAATGAATATACTGGTGGGTATTGTAATACGACATCAGCAGTTAATGCAATAGATTTTAAAATGTCGTCTGGCACATTTGATGGAAAAATAAAACTTTATGGAATTAAGGATAGCTAATGAGTATTATTAAACTAAATAATAATGGAGTAAAGAAC